CTAGGACTTAGTCACTTTATTCCCGTTTCGGGAATTTGACGAGGTAAGCCAAGCCCAGTTTCGGCCGGTCTTAATGTCGCGAACGCTCCATTTGCTGACATTGAATTTCTCTCCAATTGCGGCGTACGACCCAATTGAATTGAATATCTCCAAGACTTCGGCTTCAGTCAAAACAGCCCTCCCGTTTTCCTCGCCCTTTGCGCCGCGGTCTTTCGCTGCCCGGTCCGCGTTGTTGTCGCGCTGCCGGGCCGCGATGATGTGGTCGGGGTGGCAGCAGGGCGGGTTGTCGCAGGAATGCATCACTACCTCGCCAGGCTTCAGCGACTCCCGGTTGAAGCGCTCCCAGGCAGTGCGGTGCGCGCGTTCTCGACCCTCGTAGCCGTAGCCATCCGAATCGACCTGACCCTTCCACGGCCAGCAGGCATCGGGGCCGCCTGACATGTCCACCTGGGACCAGAAGGGCGACTCGGCGGCGCCGGCCATGATGCTTTCTACGGTGTGAGGGGTCATAGAGCGTTCCGGCGAACTTCTCGGCTGCGTTCGTAGACGCCGGCCGTTGTCTTGGGGTCGGCGTGCAATTCTGGCAGCTCCCCAAATTTGAGCTTGAAGTAGGTCGTGTAGTGGCCGCGCAGGTCATGGAACGTGAAGCGCTCTTCGATAATTTTTTCGTCGAGCGCTTTTTTCATTAGGCGCTGCCACATGGCCTTAAACCCGGGCTCTGAATAGGCGTTGTTCGTGCGCGGCGCGCGGAATACCGCGCCCATTGGCGAATAGCCTTCCATTGCCTTCATGCGGTCGAGAACCTCCTGCAGAGCGGCGCTTACGCCAATCAGCTCTCGCTTCGATTTCTTTCCGCGCTGCTTTGCGCGCTGCACCCGAATGATTTCCTCGTCGACCTGGGGCCAGTGCAGTTTCAGGAATTCGGCGCGCCTATTACCGGTGAGCGCCGCGAATTGCGCCATGCTGACCAGCACGACATTGCTAGGCCCCTGCTGTAGCGCCCACGCGACGAAAGCGCTCAATTCTTTCGCTTCGACCAGCCGGTCGCGGGACTCCTCGGGGTTGCGGCGCACGTCCTTGCACGGGTTGCGGTCGATCTCGCCGAGCTCGACCGCCAGGTTGAACAGATTCGACAGCAGCGCCACCTCGCGATTCGCGACCACGGGCGCACTGGCGCGTTCCACGCGCAGGTAGCGTGCGATGTCCTTCGGCTTGGTGGCAGCCACCACACCCTTGGCGAAAACCTTCTCCAGCTCCTTCCAGTTGTCGCGGTACTGGTCCTTCGTGCTCTCCGCGAGCCGCTTGAAGTCGGGCCGCTCCTGATACAGGCGCCAGAGGCGGGAGAACTGCCCCTCGTCCGTAGACTTGTTGCCCATATCCAACACCTGTTGGATTGCCTTGCCCTTGTCTCGGCCGAGGTTGATTGGCTTGCCGTCGATGGGGTGGTACCGGTAGGTGAAACCACCGTCCTTCAGCGGGCGCGCCTCCATGCGCGGTAGCAGGCCGAACTGCGATTGGCGATCACGTTGTCTCATGCCCGCTTGCTCCAGTTCAATCCGTTGGAAGCGTCTTCCCGGCCTTCGCCGGGACGGTCTGTGGCCTTAGCCAGCGCGGTGCGCACGGCGTCGCGGCCGACGATGGCGGAGCCATCGATGGGGTGCCGGTGGTGTGGAATGCCAAGGTGCTCGAGCACGCGCGCCTGGGCGGTGTAGCGGGTTCGCTTCGTCAGGCGCTTGAGCTCGTCGGGAGTGAGTTCGAGGGGTTCATTGGCCGCGAGCTGAGCGGTCATACTTTCTTCCTTTCACACGGAGGTTCGGCATGGCCCAACCAGAAAAGTCGTTTGAATACAAAGGGCACCACGTCGAGATCGACGTCACCTCCATCGGCAAGAAGTTCGGCTGGTGGTATTCGATCGATGGCGAAGAGACGCACAAGCTGGACGAATCGGGCTGCCGGACTGAGGAGCTCGCCATCCAGGAAGCAGCGCATGACGCCAGAAATCGCATCGACAGGCGATCGGCTGCGCCTGCCGTCCAATGAGTCGGCCGACGCGGAGCGCGCGCCAGCTGCAGGAGATCCTGATCGGCCGCATTGAGGCGCTGCCGGGCATGGCCGGCCAGATCACGGACGTGCACCTGGGGGGCGTGCGGTGGATGGATGGAGGGGAGGGCGGCGCCACCTGGACGGTGCCGATTCTTCGGAACCGTGACCTGCACACGCCCGCTGTCGCACGAGTGATCCGGCAGACCCAGATGGAGTTCGACCTCGAAGCGGACTGAGCTGCGATCAATCATCGTGCGCTCCCGTGCTGACGGCGAACATGGGGTGCTGAGCCTGGGCCTGCCCACTGTCGATCTTCGCCTTCAGGGCGTGCGCTGTCAGCGCAAGCCGGTTGTAGGCCTCGATGGTGCCGAGCTGGGTTTCGAGCGCTTTCACTGCGTTCTGTAGGCTCCAGTCGCATGGGCGCATGATCGGCCTCGGCAACTCCACCTCAGGGCGGCCGGCGGGCTTGGGCCATGGCACAACGTTCTGCTCATCCATGCGGCGCCTCCGCAAACAGGTCGCCGACAGCTCGGCCAGCTCTGCGCGTTGCCTGAGCGTTGGCGAGGTGGTGCTGGTGGTCATGCGCCAGGTGGTGCCGCTGGCACAACGCCCGCAAGTTGTCGTCGGCGCAGTTTTCAGGCTGGTGGTCGAGGTGCGCGATGGTCAGCACGATCACGATGACCTTGGCATGGGCAGGGCCGTCGCCGTTCAGGTCGAAAGAGATCTCGGCGGCGCGTTGGCGTGCCTGCTGATACGTCGGCGGTGCCTCTTCCAGTTCGTACCAGTTGTGCCGAACGCCTTGGTCCAGCCAGCGGCCGACTGCGTACTGGCGGGCGGCGCAGCCTGGATGCTCGCACTGGTGACCAGCGCGCTCCAAGATACGCTGCCGGATTTGCGGCCAGTCGGTAGGGTAGCGGCCCTTGTTCTCAGGCTTGATGGGCATTTGGCCCTCCTGCGGCAGCGCGCGCTTCAGCCATTGCTGCCAGGCAGCGCCGAGCAACGGCCGGCGCGTCACGCCAGCGGATCTCCACTGCGCCTGCGTCTACAGCCAGCGCGCGCTTGGTCAGCGCGATGTCGTAGTGCGGCCAGGCCGTGGCCGGCGGCCCCTGGTACCAGCGCCGCTGCATCCCGATGCGATCGGCCATGGCGTGGAGCTCGTCCAGCGTGTCCGCCACCATGTGACACATCACCATGCCTCGGAAGGGCGCGCGCATGTCGTCGACGTAGACGGCCATGGTTCAGCCCTCTCGGACACGCTGAGGAGCGAGGCTCGGAGCTGGCTGCAACTTGGATTGAAGTTTCGCGATGTGGTCAGCTTGAGCCGCGATGAGTGTTTCGGGCGTGTCCACGTTGTAGAAACGCATCAAGTCGGCATGTGCGCTCGGTGCTGGGGCAGCGTTGTCATGCTGCGGATCTACCCGGGCCGCGACGATTTCGTTGACGTGCCTACCCCACGCCGCCGCCCAGTCGGGATCGGCGAGCAGGCCGGCGATGGCATCGCGGATCAGAAAGCGCTCGTGTTCGGTCGGGTCGTAGCGGACATCGAAGCCCGCTTCGTTTTCCCCATGCAGTTCGTAGCCGTCGACGTGAGCGTCGATGATCTGCTCGAGCTGCGGCCATTGTGGCTTCGGCGCGGCCGCGCACGCCCCTTCGTGGCCCGCCGCGCGGGTGCAATGCCAGCCGGCCGGCGGGCGGGTGCAGGTGGTCTCAGCCATTGGTGGGCTCCGGGATGGTGACGATTCCCTCGGGCACGTCGAACAGGCCGAGCGAGCCCTTGTAGGGGGTGAAGGGAAGGAGACGGACGTTGGCCAGTGCGAAGCCGAAGCAGCCCGGGATGTGCCATCGGCTCAGGTGGGCCAGCGCCGGCCCGCGGCAGTCGGTCAGGTCGGCGATGCCGACGAAGCCCCCGCGGGCGATGGTGTCGCGCGTGACGCCAGCGGTGAGGGCCTTGGGCGACGCCCCGGAGCCTTGGGCGAACGTCCATGCGTCTTCCCACTCTTCGCGGGTCATGCCCTTGGCGGCGTGGATCAGCACCGGGCCGCGGTAGCGCGTGGCCCACGTCCGGTTCTCGATGTCCTTGCCGGCGTGCACGATGAGCCAAGCCCAGGGCTGGCGGATGCTGATGGCCTTCATGTGTCTTGCTTGTTGGAATGCCCGCGCCCTGCGGCGCGGGCGGGCTTTAGGAACCGATCAGCTCGGCGAGCCGACCAGGATGGGCAGACCGGTTTCAGTTGCGATGGTGGTGCGCAGCTCCTTCACGGCCGTCTCGATGACCTTGTGCGGGCGCACGAGCTCGTACCAGATGGTCAGCTTGCCGCCGTCGGCGATGCGGTAGCGCAGCTGGGCTTCCACGCGCCACAGGTCACCGTTCTCGAAGACCGGGATCGCCAGCACGAAGACCTCCGGCACCTGCAGCTGGCCCTTCTGCGCGCTGCCTTGCACGTCTTCCTCGTAGGTGAACTGCGTCGAGCCGTCCGAGAGGCGCAAGCTCGATGCGAAGTTGACCTTCTTCTTCGCTTCGAGCGTGCGCGCCACCTCCAGCACCACGGCGCCGACCGGCTCGGCGATGTCCGGCAGGTTGGTTTCGATGAACTGCGCGAAGTCCGCCTGGTTCTGGCCCTTGCCGGAAGAGGCGATCCAGGTCTTCCACTCGGGCGACAGCGGGGCGTTGTACTTGGCCGTGTGATCGCGCCAGCCGGGCGCCGTCGCCACGTCGTTGAAGATGGCGGTGAAGGTCGGCGGGTTGATCGTCGAGTAGAGGCGGGTAGCTTCGCCCTTCTGGTCGTTGACGACGGCGATGAAGCTGGCGGCATCGTGCAGCGTGGTGCCGCCGCGCTTGCGGATCGGCGCCGGCAGGATCTCTTCCTTGCCTTCGTAGCGATAGCCCGCGGGCAGCAGCACGTACGGGAAGGAGTTGTTGAGGTTGCCCAGCTCGGCCGCCTTCATGGCGCTCAGGCCGGCGCCAGCGTCGAGCACGGCCTGGGTGTTGTTGAGTTGAATGTCGTCGCTCATGGTTTCTTTCGTTGAAGAAGTTGGAAAAAAGGAATGAATGAGGGGAGGCGCCCGCGATCAGGTGACGGCGCGGACTTGGCGCGACTCCTCGGACACCGAGCGCACGCCGTCGAGGGTGCGCTGGCGCGGGTCTTCGCGCTGCAGGTTGTTGTCGGGGGTGGCGAACATCAGCGTCTTGCCGCGAACGGGCTTCGGCTTCTTCACCTTGAGGTTGCTGTCGAGTTCGACCTGGCCGGCCTTGCCGACCGGCTTGATCTTGATCGCCAGCACGAGCTCGCCGCCCTTGCCGGTTTCCGTGCAGGCGTGCACCAGCTCGTTGAGCTCGTGCATCGCCTCCTCGGAAATGGAGCCGTAGTCGAGCGTCTCGAGGAACTCCGAGAAGCTCTGCCGCCTGGCCTGCGGCGTTGGGGATTTCAATACTTCGGGCATGGTCACCTTTCTGGTGGTTGAGGGAAGAAAGAGGGCGCCGTTCGCGCGGGTCGATCGGTAAGGGAGGAGGGATGGAGGAGGGGAGTCCGACCGACGAATCGCCCGAAACTGGTTAGGCCGCGAGGCGTTCTGCGTGCTCGGCCTTGGCGTCGGCGACGCGACGGATGAGCGCGTCGCAGATGCCCGCGAACTGGTGCTCGTGGTACAGGGTGGCGCCGCGCTCGCGGGTCACGGGCTCAATGCCCAGGCCCCGCAGCTGCTCGGCAGTGAGGGTGAAACCCAGCCGGGCGGCGATGTCGCCGATGCGCAGCGTCGGTGTGCCGGCCGCCGTCGATTCGTTTGCTGCGGTTGCCCCGGCTTCGAACTGGCGAACGGGAGCGACTGCGGGGGCGGGGTCGGTCGCGCGCGTTACGCGGCTGGTGGAGTAGCTGACCACGGCGGGGGTCGGGCGCGCCGGCGCGGTTTGGGGCTCGGGAACCTGTTCCTGCGACGCAGTGGCGGGGGCCGGCGCGGGCGCCTGCTTGCTCTGCAGCTCGGCGAGCTGCGCCCGCAGACGCTCGTTCTCGAGCCGCTGAGCCTCGGCTGCGGCGCGCTCTCGCGCGTCAGCAATCATCTTCTCCAGCGCCCTGATGGTTGCGTCCTTCTGTGCGGCAGCGCGCACAGCGAACTCCTCGAAGACATCGGTACCAACGTTGATGTTGCGCACGTACTCCAGACCGGCTTCGATGCGCTCGATGGGCAGACCTTCAGCTTTCGTCACGTAGCTTTCGATCACCGCGATGGCGTCGCTGTGCTTCTTCTTGCGCTCCGCTTCGATGCGGTCGCGCTCGGCCTTCTCGTCGGCCAGCTTCTTCTCGTGGACCTTGATTTGCTCGTCAACGAACGTTTCGACGGGCTCCACGATGGCAATCAGGCGCGTGGCCTCGCCGTCGATGACCTTCTTGCAGTCGTTGAGCTGGTCCTTCGTCTTGTCGCGCAGGCGCTGGATGGCGAAGCGCCCGGACTCGCGGAGTTCGAGGCGCGCGTCTTTCGCGGCCTTGAAACCCTTCGGCGTGCTCATGTCGAAGACGACATTGCGGTGCCGCGTGGCGAGGGCCTCCATGTCGCTCTCCAGCGGAGAGAACACGGCGAGCGCCGCCTGGGCGATGCTGGTGAGTTGGGTACTGACTTCAGCGGCGGAAGTGGTGGCGAGATCGGACATATGGCCTCTCAGAACGGGTTTTCGACAACTGCATGGCCGCCGCGCGCGGGCGTGGCGGGCTCGGGGAACAGGGGAGCGGTGGGGGCCGGCGCGGGCGTGTGCGCCGGTGCGGCGGTGGCGTGCGGCGGCGCGGGAGGCGCGTTCTTGGGCGCGCCGGACATCTTGGTCGGCGCGCGCAGGATTTCGAGGTAGCTGTCGACCAGTCGGCTGAAGTCGATCAGGTCCGCTTCGAGGGCCTCGATGGCGTCCTCGCTGCGGTAGACGCGCTTCACGAACAGGTCTTTGCCGACGGGTTCCAGCCAGGGGCAGTAGACGACCAGATCGCACCATTTGCGGCCAGTGATCCACAGACCGCCGTTGATCTGGTCGATGTACTCAAGGTGTGCCGTCTCCGGGCTGGCCCAGACCTGGCCGAGCTTGTCGCAGGCCATCGGGCACTTGATTTCGACCATGCCGTCGTCGTCGATCAGGCCGTCCGAGGAGTACCCGAAGCGTTCGTCATCGGTCAGGATCAGGCTGACCTCTTCCACCAGCGCGCCGGTGCGCGTCTCGTAGACCTGGCGGGCCCGAGGTTCGAGGTCACGGCCGCGGCGCATCGCGTACGTGATGAAGGTGTCGTCGAGCGGCTCGCGACTGATGGTCTCGAACGCGACGAGCCATGCGTATTTGATTGCGGCCGCGCCGGGCTCCGTCGTTTGCTCGCCGTTGAGGGCCTTCGTGATGGCGCCGGCAGAAGGCTTCAGCTTGTAGCCCGCCTTTGCGCGCGCGTCGGGCTCTTCCATGCCCAGTTGCAGGGCTTCCACGTAGATGCGCTGCTGGTCGGTAAGCCCGCCGACTTTTTCTCTCGCGTCCGAGAAGCGCGATGCCGTAGGCACGCCGCATCGCGCGCGCAGCCAGTCTTCGCTTCCTTGGGGATAGTTCAGCAGGATCACGGGCGGCCCCCCGCCTTCAGCTTGCGGCGGTGCGCGATCACCGCATCCTTGAACTCGGTGTAGAGGTCGCGGCGCTTCGTCTCTGCCAGCGCGTTCGCCCCCTCCGCCCACAGTGCAGCGGCCTCGCCGTCGGTTTTGACCCCGCGGAGGCGATGAAACAGCGTGTCAGCGAGCCGGTCAGCATCGGTGGCTTGCCTCACGTCGCTCGGATTGGATCCAGCGCCGTTGCCGTCATCGTCGTTCTCGCCGATGGCCACGTTGAAGATCAGCTTCAACAGGTACCGCTGCGAGTAGGTCATCGCCGAGCCCTGGGCGTGGGTCTTCGTCATCACGTCGCCGCCCTTGGCGCCCTTGCCGTCGGCGGGCATGTCGCACCTGTAGGTGCGCACGTGCCCAGCGGCATGTGACACGTAGCACAGCACGCGGATGTGGTTCTCCTTCGGGCTGTCGTCCGTGTCGAAGCTCAGTGCGAAGCCGTTCTTCGTGTAGATCGGGCGCAGCACGCGGTCTAGCTGCGCGAAGCTGGCGTAGGTGCTGCGGGTCTGCGGGTTGACCGCATCTGCCGAGATCGGAGCCATCGCGGCCTGCGCCTTCGTCATCGCCGCGTTGAACTTCTGTTCATTTGCCCGGGCGTGCATGCGCTCGTGCATGCCAAGCAGCCGCTCCATCTTGTCGATGTCGACGTTCGGGTCGTTGGCGGCGGCCGTGATCGCGTGCAGCACGGTGGCGATCTCGTTGCGCGCCGGCAGCACCAGCGTTGCCTTGGGTGCGAAAACCTCGGGCTCGGTGGGGGCGAGTGCGGCGCTCACTTCGCGATACCCCACAGAGCGAACCAGGAATCGCGCGGCTCGGTGCCGCACACAGCCAGCAGGACCGCCGCGAGAAGCAGCAGCACGACGATGCCGCCGACGATGAGGTAGTCGTGCGCGGTCGATGGGAACCACAGGCACGGATCGCCCATGTGGTCGTCGTTGGCAGCGGCCGGCATGCCGGCGGGGGAGGTGTCGCCAGCGCTGACGCGCGGCGGGTGCACGAGGCGAACGCTCACGATGCGATCCTTTCGATGGACAGGTAGAGGAGGAGGAAGAGGCCGGCGAGCGCGCTGGCGCGCACCACGATTCGGTCGGCCTTGTGGAGGCTGGTGTTGGTGTCGGGCAGTGGCACGATCACGCCGCCGGCGTTCGCATCGCCGAAGGCTTCGGCCAGGGTGCGGGGGCAAGGGGTGGTGCGCTCGTGTGTCGCATCGACGCTGCCGGCGAACTGCGCTGGTGCCGAGAGCGGCGCCGGGCAGAGAGGGCTCACGCCGCGCGGCACCGCGCGTGCTGCCTCCCACTCGCGCAGCTCCACCAGATCGGCTTCGGTCACGCGGTGTTCGATGAAGTGCATGAAGCTCATGGCTTCCTCGCCTTCACGGCGGCCACGACGGCAGCGCACTTCGCAACGTCGAACCATCCGATGTGGCAGTGCTCGACGTTGGCGATGCCGAGCGCGCCGGCCAGCCAGGTGTAGGCATCGCTGCGCGTCATCGCGCCGCCTTGCCAGAGGGGGTTGAAGGCATCTTTCGCAGCGCTGCGCGCGCGCCGCATGGCTGGCGTGGCCAGCGTGCCGAGCGGGATGCCCGTGAACGGGTGGAGCCCGACGTATGAATCGCAGCCGGTGCACATCAGCGCCCACGGCCATTCGCCGAATTCGCGTCCGTTGTAGATGTGGCTGTTGGAGCCGATCCAGACCTTCGAGGCGCAGTGCGGGCAGCACTCGGGCACTGGCAACGGGTTCGTGACGCGCGCAACGGCGCGGCGCGACGGATTCCAGGGTGTGATGGGGCCCGCAGCTGGGCGGCGTCCCCGGGTCTCGCTGTTGAACTGGGCGGTCATCGCGATGGCGCCCAACAGGGCTCCCGGGCCGGCGGCGCGCAATGCTGCGTTCATGCCGCGCACCATGCGAACGGAGCCATGGCGCGCTCGCGGCGCACCTCGGCATAGTGGCGCCGCATCGCGGCGATCTGGCGCTGGATTTCCAGCAGCTGGGCTTGCAGGACTGCCTTCATGCCAGCCTAGCGGAGCGGTTGTGGGAGAGCTCCAGGCGGACGGCGGCTGCGACCTGCAAGTGGTCCAGCGCGCCGGTGTCCTTGGCGACCGCATAGGCGCGGTCGAAGGCGATCAGCTGTTCTTCAGTGAAGTCGTGGGCGGTGGGTGACACCGCGGCCGGGTTGGCCTGGGCAGTTCGCCCGGGGTTGTTGTGCATTTGCGCTCCTCGTGGGCCGTTTTGGCCGTGAGAAGTAATTTAGCGAAGCGCAAAATGACTGTCAATAGCGAAACGCGAAAGAAAGACGAAATGACGCGATCAAGGAAGTCGCAGACGCAAAAAAGCCCGCGCTCGGCGGGCTGGGCTTGGGGGCGTGCGGGGGCTACTTGATGAGGCCCAGCGCTCGCAAGACGCCGGGCATTGCCGGGAGTACCTGCGTGAACAGGATGGCTCCTACGACCCAGACGATGATGCTGTACTTCGCCTCGGACACCGAGGTCTTCACCGATTCAACGTCGGCTTTGGTGGCGTAGTACTTGCCGAACTCGTCCTGCTTGCCCTCAATCTTTGCCAGACGGAGGTCGATGCTGGTCATCCGCTCGCTGGTCTTTTCAGCGAGGGCTTCGAGCTTGGCGACACGGGCTTCCATATCTCCATTATCCGGCGGCCGTGGTCCGCCGCGCAACGGCGCCTCCGCGTAGTCGAGGGTCATCGACACGGAGGTGGTTGGGTCCACTGGCCGGCCGGTGGTGATCGAGATGACTGTGTTGTCAGGCTGCATTGGCTTGCGGAACGGTGGCCAGGGAGCGATTGAGCGCGTCAGCCAAGCGCTGTGCGTCGTCTACTGACATTTGCAGGCATGCCAACGCGAGCAGGGCCCGCTCGTATTTCTCGGGTGACTGCCCGTCGACGGGCAGCACTACATCTTGACCAAGGTGGACCTCGAACGAGAGCGCGCCACTGCGCTTTTTGATCATTGCTACCGCAAAATGGTCAGGGGTGATGCGCTGATAACTTGGTGCGATCCGCGAAACCAAAGGGGTGTGTTCCAGGTTGATCTGGGGAACGTCAAATTCGCTCATGGTGGTGCTTTTGCTGTCTAGTACTGCTCGCTCTTCCACACCGTCAGGATCTTCCCGATGATGTGGAGGTGCGGATTCTTGGGGGAGATGTCGTAGGGCGGGAAGTCGTCTTTGTTCTTCGAGATCACGCGCAGGACGAACCCAGGTCCATTGAACTCTGGAACGCGCTGCAAAATCTTGATGTAACCCTCATCGCCGACGCGGAAAAAGTACACCCCTTCGTGATCGACACGATTTACGCCGCGATCCATTAGCAAGGGGTCGCCTGGGTTGAACATCCCCTTCATCGACGGGCCGAACCCGGTGACGATGCAGAGGTTCGCCAGGCTGGTGTACGAGCGCACGTTGAGCTGCAACCACTCGCGATCCACCTTCCAGCTCTTGATGATGCCGGGCGGCTCCGCTTCAAGCAGCAGCTTGCCGCGGGTGTCCATGCCCCCGCTGACCTCGTACTGGACGATCACCACCTCGTTCTCGTTCACGCTTGGCGCGGGTGACGGGGGCAGGGTCGAAGGTTGCTGTTCCTGATCCAGCCAGCCCTCGGGCTTCCCTGCCGCCTCCTCAATGCGACGAGCGGTCTCTTTTCGCATGCCGCGCGGCTTCCCTGTCTTTGAGTCTTTCGCGCCATCACGCAAGTTCGCGAACTGGGCGGCCGACATGTTGACGATGCGAGCCGCCTCGGCGAGCCCGCCGCGTTCCTGTTCGATCAATCGCAGGTTCTCTCGCCTGATCTCGTCAATGTCTTTCATGAACGGGATTCGATAGCAAAACGCGAAAAACGTATATGCGCGTTTCGCTATTGACGGAGCTTTCGCGTAACGCTAAATTCAGGGCTATGGACCTGAAAACATACCTCTCCGGCGCCGGCCGGGGTGCCGCCTCTCGGCTCAGCCGCGAGATCGGTGTCTCCCCGGTTTTGATCTCCCAGTGGGCATCAGACGCTCGGCCGGTTCCAGCCGAGAGGTGCCCGCCCATCGAGCGGGCCACCGGCGGCGCCGTGACTTGCGAGACGCTGAATCCGAATGAGCCCTGGCGCCGCATACCCGACACGGCATGGCCGAACCCCAAGGGCCGGCCGGTGCTCGACTTCGCCGCTACCACGAAGGAGGCCGCGTGATGCACGTCAAGCCTCTATCTTCACTGAGCCACGAAGAGGTCGCCGACCTCGCCGCGCACGCCGCGGAGCGGGGCGAAGAGCTCGCCCTGGCCAACCCGTACCCCCCGGGTTCCTGGCGCCACACCGTCTTTCGCGACGTGTTCCTCGCTCGCACCGCCGACCTCCAGCCGGTCGGCTGACCACTTCACCCCAACCTGCAATTCCAGATGTCCACCATCGACCAAGACCAAGAGCCGGCCTTCGCCCGCGGCATCGCCGGGCCCCTCGGCAAGCTGACCGAAGACCTGAAGACCAAGGTTGACGAGGCGACTGACAAGGTATTCCGGCAGCACTGCGCCCTGAGCGGTACCGACGCGAGCACGCTGCTGCGCGACTTTGTGTACCTGACCTGCTACGGCAAGACGTGGCGTGCGATGGCGGCGGAGAAGCTGTTGCATGAGGAGGAGCGTATCGGCGCTCTGCGCAAACTGGCAGGGCCTTTTGAGGGCCCCGAATTCGCGCAGCGGGGAGGGCACCACTGATGGCCGCCGCGATCCCCGGTCCGCCCGTGCAGCGGCCGCTGCTGATGGCCCAGCAGCACGCCGACCAGTTCACGCCACGATTCCTCGCGTACCTGCCCGAGAACCTCCACGTCTACGACGCCTTCGAGCGCGAGACGATGCGGGTGGTTCGCCGTGGCTTCGAGCACTACAGCGCCCGCACCATCATCGAGGTGCTGCGCCACAACTCCGCGCTGGCCGAGCACGGCGGCCCGTGGAAGCTCAACGACTGGCACACCCCGTACCTGGCGCGCCTGTTCGCGCTGCTGAACCCGGCCTTCGCGGGGCTGTTCGAGTTCCGCATCACCAAGGCGGTCGGCCGTGGCCGCGCGGCGGCGGCGAACGACCCCTCGATGGAAGGGGGCGCCGCATGCTGACCCCTCAATTCGTTCTCGCGCTGTCCGCGAAGCTGGTGATCGATCTCTTTGCCGGTGGCGGTGGTGCCAGCACGGGCATCGAGCAGGCAATCGGCAGGCACGTAGATATCGCCGTCAACCACGATGCCGACGCCATCGGCATGCACGAGATCAACCACCCGCAGACCCGGCACTACCGTGCCGATGTCTGGGAAGTGGACCCGCTTGCAGTGGTGAAGGGCCAGCAGGTGGGCCTGCTGCATGCCTCGCCCGACTGCACCGACCACAGCCAAGCGAAGGGCGGGCAACCGCGCTCAAAGAAGATTCGCGCGTTGGCGTGGGTAGTGCATCGCTGGGCCGGCAAGGTGCGACCGGATGTCATCACGCTCGAGAACGTCGAGCAGATGCTGCAGTGGTCGCCGCTCATCGCGAAACGAGATCCCGAAACGGGCCGCGTGGTGACGCTCGACGAAGTGGTCGACCCGGTGACGAAGCGGAAGACCTTTCGCGTCGCGAACCCAGGCGAGTACGTGCCGCGGCACCGTCAGTTCCTGGTGCCGGACAAGACGAAGCTCGGCCGCAACTGGAAGCACTTCGTCGAAGGCCTGCGCGCGATGGGCTACGTCGTGCAATGGCGCGTCATCTGCAACGCCGACTACGGCGCGCACAGCACGCGCACACGCCTCTACATGATCGCGCGTTGCGACGGGCTGCCCATCGTGTGGCCGGAGAAAACGCACGCGAAGAAGCCGAAGGGCAAGCTGAAGGCCCACCGCCCGGCGGCCGACTGCATCAACTGGAGCATCGAGGGGCAGAGCATCTTCAACCGGAAGAAGCCGCTCGCCGACGCCACCATGCGCCGCATCGCCCATGGCATGCGCAAGTTCGTGCTGGATTGCCCGGAGCCGTTCATCGTCAACAACATGGCGAACAACGTGCCGCGGCCAGTGTCGGAGCCCATCGGGCCGGTGCTGACTGGTGGGCACAAGATGCTGCTGGCGCCCACGCCGGTTCCTGTGACCCATTCGCGTGACACCGCCTACGACGTGCAGCAGCCGCAGCGCACCATCACTACCGCCAAGGGCGGCGAGACGGCACTGGCTGCGGCTGTGCTGGTGCAAATGGGCTACGGAGAACGCGAGGGCCAGGCGCCCCGCGTGCTCGACCTGCAGCAGGCGCTCGGCACCGTCACCGCAGGCGGGAAGAAGCATGGCCTGACAACGGCATACCTCGTGCAGGCCGGTCACGGCGAGGGAAAGGACGGCGGGAAGCGCTGGAGCCATGGCGCGAACGACATTGAGGGCTCGCTGGGCACGATCACTGCCAGCGGTGGTGGACAGAGCCTCGCCACAGCGTTCATGGTTCAGGCCAATGGCGGCTTCAACAAGACGCACGCGCGCGACATGCGCGAATCGGTTTCGGCTGTGACGACCACCGGTAGCCAGCAGCAGCTCATCACCGCGCACTTGACCACGCTGCGCCGCAACAGCGAGGGCCGCGATGCCCGAGAACCGCTGACCACAATCTCAGCCGGCGGCGAGCACCAGGCGCTGGTCGAGTACCACCTGGGTAAAGAGCACGAAGAGGGTGCGCTGCGCTGCGCGGCGTTTCTGATGCGCTATCACGCCTCGGGCGGCCAGTGGGCCGACCTGCGCGAGCCGGCCACCACCATCACCACGCACGACCGGCTGGCGCTGGTCACAGTGTGGCTCAAGGGCGAACCGTGGGTCATCGTGGACATCTGCCTGCGCATGCTCACGCCGCGGGAGCTCTACAACGCTCAGGACTTCCCGGGCAACTACACCATCGACCGCACTGCGAGCGGGAAGGTGCTCACGAAGACAGCGCAGGTGCGCATGTGCGGCAACTCCGTCAGCCCGCTGCCGATGCGCTTGCTGGTGGCAGCGAACTACAGCGACTTCGGCCACGCGCAGGAAAGGCTGGCTGCGTGACGCGACCTGTTCCCTATCCTGCAGACACCCGTGCGAAGGGCTGGCGCTTCGAGCTGGACCACGAGCGCATCGAGCAGTCGGACACCTGGGCGCTGGCGCCTGCGGACGTGAAGCCGTGGCTGCTGATGCTTTGGGTCACGGCCTGGCGCCAGGAACCGTGCGGCTCGCTGCCCAACGAAGACGAGCTCATCGCCGTGCGCATCGGCATGCCCATGAAGACGTTCGCCAAGGTGCGCTCCAAGCTGATGCGCGGCTGGTGGGCGGCCGAGGACGGCCGCCTGTACCACGACACCGTGACGAAGCGCGTCCTGGAAATGCTGGCCGCCCGCGAGGCGGAGCGTCGCCGGAAGGCGGAGTACCGCCAGCGGAAGGAGGCGGAGCGCAGATCGGACACCAGTGGTGATCCGGATTTGTCCCACGGGACAACCGGCGGACACCAGCAGGACGACACCCGGAATGACACCGGGAGAGACGACACCGGAACCAGAACCGGAACCAGTACCAGTACCAGTAAAGAAGAAACCACCACCACTTCCCGAACTACGTCCGGATCGGTGGGGGGTGATCGGCAAAGCCCGACGAAAGCCGGGGAGGCATGCAAGGCCATGCGCAGCAAAGGCATCGCGGACGTGAACCCGTCGAGTCCCGAGCTGCTGGCGCTCATCGACAAGGGCGTGCCCGTCGAAACCTTCGAGGCCGCTGCCGACATCGCTGCGAAGTCCAAGCCGCCCAAGGGCTTCGCCTACCTGCTGGGCATCGTCAAGCGTCAGCTCGGCGAGGCTGCGGCCATCGCGTCCGGCGCCGGCATGCCCGAGAAGCCCTGGGACGAGAACCGCTCGACCATCGAAGCGAAGGGAGAGGAACTCGGCCTGGGCCGATGGAACGAGCACGACCTGAGCGCCGACCGCGAAACGTTCCCGCAATACACGGCCCGCGTCCGCCGGGCGGTGGAGCAACGACAAGGAGTACCCGCATGAGCACCGCACTCGCCATCGCCCAGGTGGCTGTCTCCGCACAGCGCAACCTGCATCAGATCGCCGTGTACGACCGTTCGCTGCGCCAGCGTGGCGCGCTGGTCGCAGCGGCCGCGCTGGGCCCCTATCGGGCCGTGGAGCGTACGCGCCTTGACGTGTGCGCCGAGCACTTCGCCGCGCTGCAGCCCGCCAACGACCTCGCTTTCGAGCAGAACCCGGAGCACGCATGATCCCGTCGATCAATCCCTGGGATGCCGAGATCGAGGTGTTCGAGCAACTGACGCTCGCGCGCCTGCTGAAGCACACCGAGCCCGAAGGCAACTGCCTCGAATGGACCGGCCACGCCGCTGGCGGCCTGCACCCGCAGGTGAAGCTCGGTGGCAGGGCGGGGCGGGTCTACAACGTACGCCGCGTGCTCTGGGTTCTCACGCGCGGGTTCGTGCCAGCCAACCGGCAGGTGGGCGTGAAGTGCAGCTGCGAGCTCTGCGTGCATCCGGACTGTCTGGTGTTGCGCACGCGCGCTGCGGCGATGAAGGGCGTCAAGAAGTCGCTGCTGTCCGCCCGCCGGATGGCGGCCACGAAACGTGCGAAGTCGCGACTCACCGAAGACATGGTGCGTGAGATCCGCACGAGCGAGAAGCCGGCGATGTGGTTCGACCGCAACTGGAATCTCGGGAACGGGACTGCTTCGAACATCCGACGCGGCCGCAGCCGTCGGGATTTCAGCGCCGACATGCTGGGAGGGATGCGCTGATGGCCCGCCGCCGCACCGCCGCGCTCGGGCTGATCGCCCGGGCCCTCATCGAGAAGCAGTGGCATGCGACCGCCGTGCGCGCGCAGATTCACGCCATGCTGGGCGACGACAGCGATCAGTTCGTAGCCGCCGCCGGCCGGGTGTTGTTCGTGGTGTTGGGCGCGCTCATGGCCGAAGACATCGACCACGATCTGCCGGACGTGCGCATCGTGCGCGGCGCCTGCAACGCCCTGTACGAGCAGGCGGGCGTGCCAATCATCGATCCAACGCGCCGTGCATCGCTGCGCTCCGGGCTTGAAGTCTGTGATCGTCTGGTCGGCGGCCTGCAGCGCAAGTCGCTGATCGATGCCGCTTGCGACCTGGAGCTGAAGCTGAAGACCGGACACCTGGACTGGGCCTCCTTCGAGCCTCTGTTGGAGGGCATTGCAGCATGACGTGCCCGAACTGCGACAAGGCAGGCATCCGCGCCGACTGGCCCGGCTACACCGCGAACTGCCGGGAATGCCTGGCGCGCGGCATCGCCAACGGGCCCGAATACTGGCGCTCGCGCCAGGACGGCACGCTTCGCGAGGAGTACAAGGCCGCGCTCCGGAACATCTGGGGCGCCGACTGGAAGAAGGGGCACGACGCCGTGAAGCTGGCCGCGCAGCGGCTCGACCAGCAGCGGACCTCGCCGCAGGGAGCATTGCTGTGACGGTCCACATCCTCGGAATCGACCCCGGCGCGAGCACGGGCCTGGCCGCCTTCACCAGCGGCGCCCTCGGCTTTCTGAAGACCATCGAGCCGCACTTCATCGAGCACACCCTGCGCCACTACAAGCCGGCGCGTGTGGTCTTCGAGGACAGCCGGCTGGAGTCCAAGGTCTGGACGGCTGCGGGCAGCCGCGCGGCGGCGCTGAAGATCGCCCGCAACGTCGGGCAGATCGACGCCTGGTGCAGCCTCATCACCGCCATCTGCGGTGACCTGGGCATCCCTGCCCACGGCATCAGCCCAACCGCCAAGGGCGCGAAGCTGGACGCCGAGGCCTTCGCGCTCGTGACCGGCTGGGCCGCGCGCAGCAACCAGCACGAACGGGACGCCGCAATGGTCGCGTGGCCCTACCGGAGGGCCGTGAAGTCATGACGGTCACCCCCACCGAGCAATCCCGCCGCATGTCCTTTGGGCGCGGCGTCATGGAAGGCCTCCGAATGGCAGGCGTCCAAAACCCTGGAGACGTGATGAACGCAGCGAAGTTGGCCCGCATCGAGAGCGGCCTGAACAGCATGGCCAAGAAGGTGCTCGGCGCCGTGCCCATCCAAGCGCCCTGGTCGAAGGAACAGATCGTCAGCGAGCTGCGCCGCGCCGGGGCCACGGTTGACCGCGCCGTGGTCGACGGTTGCCTCATCACTCTCTGCGAGCGTGGCCTGGTGAAGGAACCCAGTCGGGGCAGCTTCATCCGGGTCATCGCTCGCCTCATCACCCAAGCAACCGAGGAGTTCCACGACATGTCCGCCACCGCCAGACCCGCTGCTACGCAGCAGCCCCAGCCTCCCGCTCCAGAGCGGGACGATTCCCTTTCCCGCCTGGCGAACCTGGGCGCGCTGCTGCGGCGCGCCGCCGACGAGTGCGACGCCATCGCTCTCGACGTGGAAGCGCGGGTTCAGGCTGCCGGCAAGGAATGCGAGACGCTCCGGCAGCTCAAGGCCCTTCTCACTGGCGCGTGACGCGAGGACCGCATGGCAGACATCGCCCTGCAAGTCATCTGGCCCGATCAGGAGCGCGCGCGCACCAGCCTGCTCGAGCGCGTTGCACCCTGGTGCAAAGAGCAGTGGGCCGCCGGCCGGCGCCTTGAGCTGGAGATTCGGCTGCACGAGGACGCGAAGACCGACCGCCAGCGGAAGTACTACCACGGCGTGGTGTTGAAGACCATCGCGGCGCAGGCGCGCCCGAACGACCAGCAGTTCCCCCTGAAGGTCTGGAAGGAGCACTTCCGCGCTGAGTACCTCGGCTGGAAGACTGTCACGTCGAAGAACCCGCTGACCGGCAAGAAGGTGCGCAGACGCGAGCGCGTCAGCACCGAGCAGCTGGGCGTGAAGGGGTACAGCCAGCTCATCGACCGCGTGAGCGCTTTCGCCGCCAGCGAGCTCGGCGTGACGTTCCCAGCCAGCTTCGAGCAGTGGGAGCGGATGCAGGTGGACCCTGACACGGGCGAGATCATCGGAGCGATCACGCCATGAAGCGCAGCGCGCCGTTGATGCGCACCGAGTTCAAGCGCCGCCGGCCGCAGGTCATCGGCGTGGATCTCGCTTCGGGCCCAGACCGCACGGTGATCGCGAAGGTGATGCCAGTGCCGGGTCGCATCGTCCGCATGGTCGCCATCAACGATTCCGACTTCCGCGGCGCAGTGCCCAAGACCGAGCCGCAACGCAACCCGGCGCTGCTGGCAATGGCGCGCGGCCAGCGCTGCCTACTGCAGGTGCCCGGTGTGTGCCAGCCGGACCCGGCCACCACTGTCGCCTGCCACAGCAACCAATCGATGCACGGCAAGGCGGGCGCGCGCAAGGCGGATGACCAGTGGCACGTGTACGGGTGCGCGGCATGCCACCGTTGGCTTGACCAGGGGCCGGCGCCGGCCGCCGAGAAGGTAGAGCGGTTCGGCGCCGCCCACCGCTGGATGGTCGCCATCTGGCAGGACATCGTGGCAGGCGTGCAGCCGGCCACACCGAAGGAACGCCGGGCCGCCGCATGGGCCCTGGCCAGGATTTAAAACGAGGAGAACGAATGGCTGAAGCCCAAAAATCAACCCTGCTGGTGGTGCTGGAGGCTGTGCAAGATCTGCACGCCCAGGAGCAGGTGGTAACCCGCGAGACGCTGGCCGAGCTCACCGGCCTGAAGCTCACCACCATCGACGACCGCCTCGGCGTCCTGGTGGACGAGGGCGACATCGTGCGCGTGCAGCGCGGCGTGTTCGTGCCGGCGGTGCGGCATGCGCCCGCGCGGCCCATGTCCAAGACCGTGATGCCCGACGGCACCGTGAAGATCGAGATCGGCGACGAGGTGCTCACGCTCACGCCGCGCGAAGACCGCGCGCTGGCAAACCTGATGGCCGGTGCCGCCGCTCAGGCCGCCGCAATCGAGACGGGCCGGAACACCGCGCTCCTCGCGGCCGAGTTGGGCGAGGAGGTCAAGCGTCTCCGCCGCCAGGTCACGGCGCTGGAGGTGCGCGTCGATCCGAACCAGGGGCAGCTGTTCGCTACCCCCTGTAGGGCGGGCGCTACGGCGGCCAACGGGGCAAAGTTCGAACGCGCGGTGTAGCTCAGCCAGGTAGAGCGGCAGGTTCATACCCTGTTTGTCGTCGGATCGAAGCCGACCACCGCAACCAGATAACCACCCCGAAGGGGCTCAACCGTGATCTGAGCACGGGTCGAGATGCATGATGCCGGGTAGCTGCGCAGGGCGAGCCGGCCGAGGCCTTGAATGGCATCCGCCTGCGAGCGACGCCCCGCATTTCTTTCGCCGCCATAGCTCAGTCGGCAGAGCATTCCCCCTGTAAGGGACAGGTCGCGGGTTCGAATCCATGCTGGCGGCACCAGCAACGCACCGGCGACAATGGCCCGGTGAACATCAAGACCTCCGAACTGGCCGGCCCAGAACTGGAATCATGGGTTGCCAAGGCGCTGGGCGCCCGGGCCTTCGCCACCATCTGGCCGGACTTCGAGCAGCTGGTCGAACGCTACGCGATTCAGTCCGCCCCCATGCCTGGCAAGGGGCACCAGTGGTGCGCGGTGGTGGTGGGCAAGGCCAACTCCAGCGTTCCCGGCGGTCCATGGATCGAGGGCCCGACGCCGCGAATTGCAGTCGGGCGCGCCATCGTCGCAGCCCGATTCGGCCTGGAACTTCAGATCGGCTGAGCGAAGACGGCCGACCAGTGCATGTGGCTGCTCTTGTGGTGCCGCATTTCCCGTAGCTGGAACGTGATGCGCACGCGCCCGATACGCCCCACGTCGACCTCGGCCTCCATCATCTCCGGCAGTCCTTTCGCAGGCTCGGGTAACTGCTTCGAGGCGGCCGACAGCTCCTCGACCGACACGCTCGCCAACACGCCGTTCGGGTGGAATGGATCTTTCAAGTCCGGCATCCGGCCGTCGCCGTACTGCACCAGCATCTTCAGTGCCGTCATGCCGTTGCGCACGCCCTTGTCCTCGTCGCAGTTGTTGAAGATCATGTGGGCGTTCCGCGCTTTGTAGGCCAGTCGCACCGTCTCGGCGATGATGCCTTTGAGCTCGGCGTCGGAGTACTCGTAGGAGAACCTCTCCGCCGGCGAGGACACCGCCGCGTTGTAAGTCTCGGTGTTCCGGCCATGCAGGCGCACCAGCGTGTAGTTTGGGTTCGTGACCTCCCAGACCGGCGGCACGCTGTTGTCGAAGCCCCGTGGCCCGTCGACCACGGTGTGCACCGCGCTCAGGGCGCGAAGCATGGCCAAGGTCTCGACGGTCCGCTTCGTGCCGTCCCACCAGCTGCTGTGTCGGAACTCGATGCTGATGGTGTCCAGCGGCAGCTTCTGGCGGATTGACTCAAGATGAGCGACCACCCGAGGGCTCGGCACCACCGAAGGCGGGAACTGGAAGTGGATTAGCCCCAGCTTGCCGTTCAGGCGCAGCGGCTCGAGCGATTGGTGAAAGGCCTCCCAAAGCGCGTCTTTCACCTCGTCGGCGGTGTCCCGGTAGAGCAGCCGCTTCCGGCCAGGCAAGAGATCCTTCACACCGCGTGGCAGCACCTGCACGTCGGTCTGGTGCCCGGTGAAGAAGCGGAAGGCCTTCACATTGAAGACAAACCCCTCGGGAGTGCGCGCCGCCCAGTTGTGCGTGTTCGTCTGGGAGGGGATGGCGTAGTAGCTGCTGTCCACCTCGACCAGCGGGAAGATGCTGGCGTAGTAGCGCAGGCGCGCCTCCGGCGTCTTGCAGTCCGGAGGGTAGAAGCGGCCGCAGTCGATCAGCGTCTTCTCGGCCCAGGAAGCATGCCCCACGAGAGTCATGTCCCATTATGGGCACCAGCAGCCGCCCCCCTGTAGGGATTCGCCGCGTCGGCGGGCAGCGAGAACATTCCTGCACCGAGCACGGTCCCCGAACTTGGCGTCAGCCCTGGCGCTGGAGTGGGGGGCAAACCACTCCACATGACCCCTTGCGCATCCCAGGGGATTCAGGGCGGGATGAGAACCGCACGGTCCAGCGCACATCGCGTGCGTAGCCGGATGGACCGGACCTCGGCGCTTTCGCCGGCCAGTTGTCTCCTCGCGCGGCCTCGGCCGCACGTTCGCCCGCCAGGACCACCCTGGCGGGCTTTCTTTTGAGTGACGCACCCCATGGTCTACGTCCGGGCTTTCCGATATCCTGACTGCAGGAGTGGGGAATCATGACCGTTTGCGTAGCCGCTATCTGTGAGGGGAGCCAATCAGTGATCGGCGCTTCAGATCGCATGCTGACCGCTGGAAACGTCCAGTTTCAGCCGCCGGTTTCGAAGTGCTATGCCCTTACCAGTTCAGCGGTCCTGATGGTCGCTGGCGAGATGACGATTCAAGCTGAAATTGTGAGCGTCATGAGGGACAAGCTCTACGCGATGCTAAGTGTCGACCCCCCGCCCGACTGGCTCCGCATCAGCGAGATCGCCGCGATGTACTCGCAAGTGCACAGTGAACTGCGCGCAAAGCGCGCGGAAAGTGAGTTTCTGCGCCCACTCGGCCTGTCGTTGGAGACGTTTCTCTCGCGGCAAACTGAGATGTCCTCGCAACTGGTGTCGAGCCTCGCTACGGAAATGATCACGAAGGCCTTCCCGCGAGTGGAGGCGATCATTGCAGGCGTGGATCGGACAGGCGCGCACATCTATGTGGCCGACGGGGCGACGGTCTCGTGCCACGACGCAGCTGGCTTCGCGGCCATCGGCAACGGTTGGTATCACGCCAACTCGCACCTGATGTTTTCAAGGCACGGAAAGAATGCGGGCTTCACGAAGACTTTATGGCTGACCTACAGTGCGAAGAAGAGGGCTGAAGTAGCGCCGGGGGTTGGCGAGGACACGGACATGTTTGGGGTGCGCGGATTAGGTCAGCATTTCGATATTGGCGATCACGTGTTGGCTGAGTTCGACATCGTGTATGGCCAGATGGTCGAGCTGCACGCCCAGGCTGACGCGGAATCTGAAAGGAAGGCGAATGAAAGTCTTACGGAACTTCTCGCTGCAAGAGCCTCTGTTGGGGCCGAAGAGCAACAAGCTGTTGACCCCGCGCCGCCCGCTGACGGGGCAACTTTATCAAGCGACGGCGATCAGACAGTCACAAGTTGAGGAAGCTGATCGAAGGGCGGCCGGCAAGGAATCGCTCTTCGGACAGGTTTCAGACTTGGCTGCGCCAGCATCAATGTCTCCAATTGGGCAGTTACCTGTTCCAGACGAACAGTCGCGTGCGGAGCCGTTGACTCCTTTGATCCCCCTATAGGGTTCGACCGACCGGCGGCGCGCGGGAACACTCGCGCGCATGGCAACACGCAAGCCGGCCAAGAAGCAGGCACCCGCACCGAAGAAGACCACCCCCAAGCCCGCAGCCGCCAAGAAGGCCGCGGGCGCACCTGCGCGCAAGAAGGCCGCACCGCCGGCCAAGCCGAAGAAGCCAGCCCGACCGGCCCGAGCAGCAACACCAGCACCAGCCGCAGAACCCGCACAGCTCGGCCTGACCGACCTCCAGCAGCGCTTCGTCGACGAGTACCTCGTGGACCTGAACGGCACGCAGGCTGCCATCCGAGCCGGCTACAGCCCGGACACCGCCCGGCAGATGGCATCGGAGAACCTGTCAAAACCGTACATCCAGATTGCCATCGCTGAAGCTCGAAAGGCCCAGCAGACGCGCACGCACATCGAGGCCGATCGCGTGGTGGTGGAGGCTTGGAACATCGTGTTCGCCGACCCGCGTGAACTGGTGCAGATCAAGGTCGGCTGCTGCCGGCACTGCTGGGGCGAAGGGTTCAAGTTCCAGCGCACCGTGGGCGAGTTCAACCACGACCGCGAGCAGCACGCCCTGAAGGCTGGCAACCTGGCCGACTTCGACGAGAAGGGCGGCATCGGGTTCGATCCGCTCAAGCCACCGCATCCGGCCTGCCCGGACTGTGGTGGCGATGGCTACCCGCGCACGGTGCTGACCGACACGCGCCAACTGTCGCCCGCGGCGCGCGCCCTGTACGCCGGCGCCAAGATGACGAAGTACGGCATCGAGGTGCAGATGCACGACAAGGCCGCCTTCGCGGAGAAGCTCTTCAAGCACCTGGGCCTCTACGAGAAGGACAACCAGCAGAAGACCGACCCACTGGCCTCGCTGCTGCGCCGGATCTCGAATGGGAATGCCAACGGCTTCAAACCTGTGGCCGACGATCCCGAGGCGCCCGCCACCGGTTCGCCCGACTCGAACGGCATGCAGCCCCGTCAGGACGTGGAAGGCGAGGACTGAGCATGGCCGCCAAGGTGCTGGACGAAGAGCGCGACGCCTGGCTGCCCGAGCTGCATGGCGGCGCGGCCATCGACAGCCAGCTCTGGCCCGACAAGCCGCGCGACCTGAAGCGCATCAAGGTCATCCCGCCCACGCACGTGCCGCAGGACGAGGCGGAGCTCGAGCGGTGCCTTCAGGACCCGGAATGGCGCCTGTTCAGCGGGTGCCTGTACCAGATCATCGTGAAGGGGAAGAACGAAGGCGACGACGACCTCGTGCAGCCCTTCATCCCGAACCGCGCGCAGAAGCGCTTCATTCGCAGGCTCTGGCACCGCAACATCATCCTGAAGGCGCGGCAGCTCGGATTCACCACGCTGATCGCCATCCTCTGGCTCGACCACGCGCTGTTCAACGGCAACCAGCGGTGCGGCATGATCGCCCAGGACCGCGAGACGGCCGAGGCCATCTTCCGCGACAAGGTTGTCTTCGCATACGACCACCTGCCCGAGGAGCTGCGCGAGCGCTTCCCGTTGGCGCGCGCCAGCACCAAGGAGCTGCTGTTCGGCCACAACAACAGCAGCATCCGCGTGGCGACCAGCGTGCGCGGCGGCACCATTCACCGCCTGCACGTTTCCGAGTTCGGGAAGATCTGCGCCAAATTCCCGGCGAAGGCGAACGAAGTGGTCACCGGCTCGATACAGGCGGTGCCGCTGTCCGGCATCCTGGTGATCGAGAGCACGGCCGAGGGCACCGAAGGCGAGTTCTACGACATGTGCCAGCGCGCCCAGGCGCTGGTCGCGTCCGCGGCCAAGCTCACCGCCAGCCAGTACCGCTTCCACTTCTACGCCTGGTGGCAAGACCCGGCGTATTCGATGGACCCGGCCGGCGTCCCGATCAGCAACGAGCAGCACGACTACTTCAACGAGATCGAGCAGACGTGCGGGTGCAAGATCGACCTTGGGCAGCGCGCCTGGTACGTGGAAAAGCTGCGAAACGACTTCTCCGGCAAGGAGGAGAAGATGTGGCAGGAGTACCCCTCGACGCCCGAAGAGGCCTTCCAACAGTCCACGGCCGGCCACTACTACGCCAAGGACCTGGTGCTGCTGCGCAAGCGCGGCGGCATCTGCCAGGTGCCAGTACTCGACCTGCCGGTCTACACGTTCTGGGACATCGGCAACAGCGACGGCACGGCCATCTGGTTCATGCAGGTGCTGCGCGGCGAGGACCGCTTCATCGGCTACTACGAAGAGCACGAGGAAGACCTGCGCCATTACGCGCGGCACCTTCAAGACCGCGGCTTCCTGTACGGCGGGCATTTCCTGCCGCACGACGCCGACCACAAGCGGCTCGGCGACTACAACCGCAGTACCCGCGAGCAGCTGCAGCTCCTGCTGCCCGGTCAGGCCTTCTTCATCGTCCCGCGCGTCACCGAGCTGATGACCGGCATCTACACCGTGCGCAAGCACATGAAGAGCGCCTTCTTCGACCTGGACGGCACGAAGGAGGGGATGCAGCGCATCCAGGGCTACCGGAAGAAGTACAGCCAGTCGGAGAACCGCTTCCTCGACCAGCCCGACAAGAGCAATGGATGCACCGAGGGCGCCGATGCCCTGCGCCAGTGGGCCCAGGCCAAGGAGCTGGACCTGCTGAGCAGCCTCACCCAGAACGGAAGCTACGTGGAGGCCCCCGAGCCTGTCTGCGTGTAAGGACCACCACCATGACCAACCAGACCAACGACCTCGACCCCGTCGACACCCCGGACGGCGACGTGCCGCTCTCCCTCGCCGAGTACCGCGACATCCTCGACGAGATCGACAACCAGCCGCGTACCTGGCGCCGCACGGCCGACCGGGAAATGGACTACGCCGACGGCAACCAGCTCGACACTGAGCTCATCCGCGCGATGAAGGCGCAGGGCATCCCGACCACCATGGAGAACCTGATCGGCGCATCGCTGGAGGGCATCCGCGGCTACGAGGAGGCCACCCGAACCGACTGGCGCATTACGTCCAACGGGCAGCCCGGCGGCCAGGACGTGGCCGACGCGATCAGCTTCAAGCTCAACGAGGCCGAGCGCAAGAGCAAGGCCGATGACGCTTGTAGCGGGGCCTTCTATCCGCAGATTGCCGTTGGCATCGGTTGGGCGGAGGTGTGCCGCAACTCCGACCCCTTCGACTACCCGTACCAGTGCAACGTGATTCACCGCAACGAGATCCACTGGGACTGGACCAGCTCGAAGGACGATCTGAGCGACGCGCGGTGGCTGCGCCGTCAGCGCTGGATGCACCCGTCACGCCTGGCCCGGGTCTTCCCCGACCACAAGGACCTGATCCGCCGCTACGGCCGAGCGGGCATCAACTGGTGGTCGGAGTTCGACGAGACGCAATACGGCGGTGGCAGCACGGGCCTGAACCGGGCGTGGGACATCGCGCGCGAGTGGACCCGGCTGGAGGATCGGTGGTTCAACCCGATGAACAGGGAGGTGTGCGCGTCGGAGCTCTGGTACCGGCGGTGGTCCGATGTCATCGTGCTCAAGAGCCCGGACGGCCGCGTGGTGGAGTTCGACGAGAACAACCCGGCCCACGTCTTCGCTGTGGCCAACAGGCGCGTGCAGTTCGTGCGCGCGACGGTAGCCAAGGTCCGCCGCAGCTACTGGCTGGGCCCGCACGTCCTCTTCGATGGCCCCAGCCCCTACGCGCACCGCTATTTCCCGTACGTGCCGTTCTGGGGGTTCCGCGAGGACGGCACCGGCGTGCCGTTCGGCTACGTGCGCAACCTGATCGACCAGCAGGACACGCTGAACAACGGCAACGCGCGGCTGCGCTGGGGCATGAGCTCCTATCGCACTGAGCGCACCAAGGGCGCGGTGGACATGCCGGACGATGTGTTCCGCCGCACGATCAATCGGCCCGACGCGGACATCGTGTTGAACGCTGCCCACATGGCGCAGCCTGGCGCGAAGTTCGAGGTGAAGCGCGACTTCCAGGCGAATGCGCAGCAGCTCGAGCAGCTTCAGAACGCACGCAACGCCATCGAGCGCATCAACCCGGCGGCCGCGGGTGCGTTCTCCGGCCGGCGCGGCACGGCGAACAGCGGCGTGCAGGAGCAGACCCAGGTAGACCAGGCCAACCAGTCCCTCGCGCACATGATGGGCAACCAGAAGCGGGCGCGCACCCAGGTGGGCGAAATGCTGGTGGCGATGCTCGTGCAGGACATCGGTTCGAGCCCGCACGCGGTGGTCATCGAGGGCGACGACGTGACGCCCGCCCGCACTGTGGTGCTCAACAAGCCAGAGGCGGACCCGCTCACCGGCGTTCCCTACCTCTCCAACGACCTGCAGCGCACCATGCTGCAAGTCGGCCTGCAAGACGTGCCGAGCTCGCCGACCTACCGCGGCCAGCAGCTCAACGCGCTGTCCGAGTCGATCAAGAGCCTACCGTCGCAGTACCAGGCCGCGGCCATGCCGTTCCTGGCCAGCCTCATGGACGTGCCGTTCAAGCGCGCCCTCGTGGAGGCCCTGCGTAACGCGGCGGCGCAGGAGTCGCCCGAGCAGGTCGAGCAGCGCATCCAGAAGGCCGTGGCCGACGCGCTGGCCAAGGCCGGCAACGACCTCAAGGCGCGCGAGCTGGACATGAAGGAGCGCAAAACCGAAGCCGAGATCCGCAAGCTGATGGCGGATGCGGTGCAGGTGGGCGTGCAGGCTGCCTTCGCGGCGATGCAGGGTGGCGCGCAGGTGGCGCAGATGCCCATGATCGCGCCCATCGCGGATGCCATCATGCAGGGTGCTGGCTACAAGCGGCCCATGCCGGGCGGCGACGATCCGAACTTCCCGACGCCGGCGCAGACGGCGGCCATGAACATCAAGGACCCGTACATCCAGGGGGAGGGGCCCGCGCTGGTGGTGCCCGACGCGCAGGAGGAGGCGAGCGCAGCGCTGCCGGTGCGTGAGAACACCAGCCCGACATTCCCCGCGCGCGCGGCGGAGGGGGCCAGCGGTATTGACGGCATCGAGACTGCACGCACCGCCGATAACGTGCCAGCCTGAGCGACTAGGAGCCGCCGAGAAGGGAGGGCTTTCGACCCACACCAGGGACACCATCCGAAGGTGGTGGCTTCAGGAAGAACTCGTAGCCCGGAACGTCTTGCGATGGGTCAAATGCTTTGGCCCATTTTTGTTTGTCGGGGTCAGCCGCGCTGTGAAGCATCCCGGCAACCCACTCGGAAAAGTGGATGACCACCTCCTTGGGGCTTGCTTGTGCCAAATCGAAGGTGCCGCCTGCCTTGGTGAAGGCCGAATACATTGCGATTCCAACGATAGCCTGGATGTCATCCTTTGAGATTTGCACACGCCTGACATGGGCCATTCGATTGCGAATTGTTCCAAGCGCTCGTAGACCCGGCCTCGAGCTTGACAGGAGGGCGTTGGTGCTTGGAATCATCCCGACCTTTTGCTCATAGCGCAGCCGGAGTTGGTCAAGGTCCAATGTGGGATGAAGGCGCTGGAGGTACTCCGTGAGGAAAAACTCCACGACCAAATGGGCATGAAGCACCTGACCCAACTCTTCAGAGTCCTGTTCCCAAACAGTGTTGAAAGCAGCACGTCGTCCTTCCACATTCTTCCAAACCTCTTCGTGTCCTCCGTAGAGTGCGGCGAGTCGCGCAATCGCAATCTCAGCAGGAAGGAACCAGGAGTCGGGCAAGTTCTGTTCGGTCATCTCCGGAGCCTAGCAAACAACGCCCATCTGTTGGGGTAGGTGCATGCCCGAAGGATCGCGAATAGCGTCACGGCCGTGGGCCGGTCGCCTGCTTCAGGATGGACTCGACCGTCCCCCCGCTTCTGACTCGTGCCTTTCGTCTTACGGCAGGAGACCAATCCGCTGGCACCAGTGGCGGGCGCGAAAGGTCGAGTGGGCGTCATACAGAAGCGAACGCAGTCGCGGCGATTCAATGCCCAGTTCTTGAAGCAGCAACAGGTGATAGATGAATCCGAGCACCTCGGCCAGCTCATGGGCCTCCGTCGTGAGTGACTCGCTATTCGCATCCCGCCGGCCGCCGAAATGCGAAATCAAATTGCGCACATCGGCGCATCGTTTTGCAAATTTTCTGATCGCGTCTTTGTCGACATTAAGCGGTAAAAGTAAGGAGCAAAAAAGCTCGGATAGACGTTCTACGAGTGACGGTTCGCCCGCATGGGCTAGCCTCTTACGTAACCAGGTTTTGTCTTTTTCTAGTTGAATGTCGCCGAGAATTCGGCCGATCTTTTCGTCGAGCGGAGTGACCTGCGGTGGTTTGCTTCTCCGATGCAGTGCCTCTAAACCCCATATCAGACTCGCAAAGCGATGTTCGACGTAGAAGGTCATGCCTCGGCGGGTTGCCAAATAGAGATAGATTCCAGGGCCAAGGTCCCGGCGCATCTTTATGAAGCGCTGATAAAGCTCTCCGAATTGAAGGGCCACATGGTCGAAGAGCGTGAAAAGGTCATGCCAACGAGGTGCTTCAGCCTTCCCTCCGATTCGGTAGAAGTAGGCGGTAGCAACTCGGCGCTTTTTGCCCAACGTGACTGTTGGCCATTCGAGCGGCCGGTCGGAGCCGGTCAGAAGAATCATCAAGTCCTGAAGAATCCTGTACCGCTCAATCGCGTCAGCCGTCGAGAAGGGATGTTGAGGGATCCAAGCAATAAAGTGTCGAGTTATGAGCTCTACGCTGTGACGCCTGATTTGCGGAACAGCCGGTCCCAAAACTTCAGAGCGGATCTCCAACTTTCCGTCGTCTAGACGATAGCGCTTGGGCTTGGTCGTCGTGTGTTTAACGCTCAGAGTGCGAGAAGTTTTCTTGGGTTGCAGTTCGCCTCGGCTGATCCAGTCTTCGAATCCTGCAATATCGACCTCGACCTCGCGAACGTCTTTGACAAGGTCCTCGTCCGGAAACGGTCCGCCCGCGACCAGGCAAATCTCAACACGGTAGCTCACATACGAAATCCCGCGGCTTCGAGCTGACCCGCCATTTCTGAACAACCCGGTTAGCTTGACGTACTGGCTGCTTTTCTTCAACAGCCCCAAGAACGTGCGGCCGTTGAGGTCGTCCCTCGTGTCATCAAGGATGACTTTCCAAGGGTCGCCGCTGCCCGAAAACATTCCGTCGAGCTCGAGCTGAATTGTCCCTTCGGAGTCAATTGTGAGCAGGCCAGGGACCGCGCCCGGTGGAACCTCCCCATCCGGTAGCGCTTCTTCAGCGGTCCAGAAAAAACCGCGGTCTTCTAGCTGAATCGATTTCATGGGTTTGACAAATGAAAGGCGAGCCTGAAGCGGCGAGTTTGCCTTAGCAGCGTCAGCGACTGCAGTTGCCAAGTTTGCACCCCCTGTAGGGTTTCGAGAGTGAGCGAGACCCCGGCAAAGTCATGCTCAAGCGTGAAGCGAGAGCGGATCGTGAAGCAGCCCGCTCGTGAGAGCCGGCACCTCCCTCGAAAGAGTGCGAGGAACTCCCCCTGCTGGAGGTGTACCGGGTAGGGCTTCGGCCCTGCCCAGTGCTCCGAATGCGGATGTCCCCAGCGGCCACGGCGATATGTGGCGGACGAGCATGACGGCAACAAACGAGAACTTCTTTGACAGCATCGACGGCGCACTGACGCCGGAGCAGGCTGCCCAGGCATTTGCCTTGGCGGAACAGGGCGATACCGGCGGCAAGCCGGATGCAGGTGGCGCGCCCACGACCACCGCTGCGACGGACAGCACGAGCACCACGACGGCTACCCCCACGGACAACGAACAGGCCAAGCCCGCCGACGCGGGCAAGACCACCACCACCGGCGCAGAAGGCGCGGGCACCAAGGACGGCGCCGAGGTCATCGACCCCGCGAATGCCGTGGTGCTGGCGCGGGACGGCAAGCACACCATCCCCTACGACCGACTGGAGAAGGCCCGCCAGGGCGAACAGCACTGGAAGGCTCAGGCAGAGGAGGCGCAGCGCCAGCTGACGGACCTCAGGGCAAAGGCTGATGCGCGAGCAGAAGCCGGCCAGGCACCGACCAAGACCGACAACATGGTCGCCGCGGCAGAGGCGGCCATCGAGAAGGGCGTGGACGCGAGCCTGTTTGGCGATTTCTCGGAAGAGGCGCTCGCCGCCGGCATCGCGAAGCTGGTGCAACAGCAGGTGGAGGTGCACGTCGGCAAGGCCGTCGCACCGCTGCAGGCCAAGCAGCAGCAGGACGCGGCCACGGCGCACTACGACGCGATCTACAAGGCGCACCCCAACGCTGACTCCATCGTGGAGAGCGCGGAGTTCAAGGCCTGGGTGGACGCGCACCCGAGCGCTGTTCGCAACGCCTACTGGCAACTGTTCGACCCCAACAAGGGTAGCACGGCCGCGGAAATCGTCGAGGTCTTCGACGCATTCGCCAAGGTCGGCAAAGAAGCTCCTACGCCCGCAGCCTCTGACAAGGCTGCGGCCACGGCCGCCGCTGCTTCCGCGCGTGTGGAGCCCCCTGCAAGCCTGTCCGGTATCCCGGGCGGTCGCGCGGACGGGCTCTCGCCGCAAGAGCGCATGGCGCGCATGGATGGCAGCGACCTGTACCTGGCCATGGAAAGCATGTCGCCGGCGCAGATCGAGGCCTTTCTGAACAAGCGACTCTGATTGCAACAGGCATCGCCGGGAGGCGAGGCCCATCCCATCGAAGGAGGACTCCATGTCCGAAAGCAAAACGAACGTCCCGTCGGGCGCCACCGGCGCCATGATCCAGCAGGCGGTAGGGGTCTTCCACACCTGCATGCAGCGCAACACGACGCTGAACCGCCTCACGGGCAAGATGCCCACCATCGAGAACGCCATTGCGGGCGCGAAGCGTCAGTCGAAGCCCACGATGCCCATCGTGCGCGCCGACGACCTGGGCAAGAACAAGGGTGACGAGATCACCTTTCACCTCGACAACCCGATCAGCGGCTACCCGATCATGGGCAGCGAATACGCCGAAGGCAAGGGCGTGGGCATGTCGTTCTCGGAAGACCGGCTGCGCGTCAACCAGGCGCGCTTCCCGGTGGACATGGGCAACACCATGACCCAGATCCGCAGCCCCTACGACCTGCGCCGCCTGGGCCGCCCCAAGGCGCAGCAGTTGATGAACGACTACATCGACCAGTCGATCCTCGTTCACATGGCTGGCGCCCGTGGCTTCCACGACAACAAGATCGAGTGGCGCGTGCCGCTCGCCTCGCACCCGAAGTTCAAGGAAATCATGGTGAACCGGGTGAAGGCGCCGACGCGCAACCGGCACCTGGTGGTCGGCGGCGGCGCGGTGGGCGAGGTGAAGGCGAACGCTGGCGAACTGACCATCGCCACGACGGACATGTTCACCATGGATGCGGTGGACTCGCTGCGCTCGTGGATGGACCAGATCCCGCTGCCGCCGCCCCCGGTGGAGTTCGAGGGCGATCTGGCCGCCACCGACAGCCCGATCCGCGTCGCGCTGGTGTCGCCCGCGCAGTACAGCGGCTTCGCCACGAACCCGGACTTCCGCAGCTTCCAGGCCAACGCTTATGCGCGCGCCCGGCTGGCGAAGGACCACCCGCTGTTCCTCGGCGACGTGGGCCTCTGGAACGGCATCCTCATCGTGAAGATGCCCAAGGCGATCCGCTTCTACGCTGGCGACCAGCTCAACTACTGCGCTGCGTACGACAGCGAGGTCGAGTCCAGCGTCGTCGTACCGGCGTCGTTCGGCACCACCTTCGCCGTGGACCGCGCGCTGCTCCTGGGCGGCCAGGCGCTGGCGCAGGCCTTCGGCAGCTCGGAGCACAGCGGCATCCCGTTCTTCTGGTCGGAAGAGAAGGGCGACCACGGCGACAAGCTCGAAATCCTGATCGGCGCCATCCTGGGCATGTCGAAGATCCGCTTCGCAGTGGACCACGGCGACAGCACCCAGTTCACCGACCACGGCGTGACGGTGCTGGACACGGCCGTTCGCATCATCAAGCCGCGCGGCTGATGACCTCGGGGGCCGGCTGCGGTCGGCCTCCGCCTTCACCTTTCTCGAATCACACAGGAGGCCAACATGGCAACCATTAAGAAACTGGGGCTGGGCATGCAGCAATTCGGCGGCTTCACCCCATACGGCAACCTCACCACGCTGCGCGCCGCGCTGCTGACCGCGGCCGACGGTAGCGCGCTCAACGCGGACAGCGCCACGCCCCTCGGCATCGGCGATGTCGTGGTGCTCGACAAGTTGCCCGAGGGCATGGTGCTGGAAGACGCGCAACTGATCGTGTCGACGGCGATGACCGCCGCAGTGACCGGCTCGCTGGGCTTCATCTACGCCGACGGTGTGGACAGCGCCGACGTGCCGCAGGACGCCGCGTACTTCGGTGCCGGCCTGGCGCTCAACGCGACCGGCCGCCTGCGCGCCGCCACCGCCAAGGTGCCGGTGAAGCTGCCCAAGCCCGCGCTGCTGGTGCTGACCATCGCCGGTGCGGCCAACGCGAAGGCCTCGCGCGTGGACGTGATCGTGCACGGCGAGCGCAGCGGTCCGAAGTAATCGACACCTGAGTCGAGCGGGGCGGGGCCATGTGCTCCGCCCCTTCGTCACATCCAAGAGGAGCAACCCATGTCCGCCAGCCAACTCGTCGCCATCACCTACATCGGCACGGAAACGCCGTTCCAGGACCGCATCTACCGATCGCGCCTGACCTTCGACCCCGACCAGACCCGCGAGGTGCCGGCCGAGCTTGCTTCCAAGTTCCTGCTGCACGCCGACGTGTTCAAGGCGGCCGACGAGAAGGCTGCTGAAGCGACGGCGAAGAGCAAGAAGGCCGCCGCGCCGAAGGACGACACGGCGGAGACGCTCGAAGCCGCCCAGAAGGCTGAAGAGGAGCGTCGCCAGAAGGAGGGCCAGCGGTTCGAGCTGCACCAGCAGATCGACAAGATGGACAAGCAGGCGCTGCGCGACTGGACGAAGACGAAGTTCCAGCAAGAGCTGCCTGGCAACCTCGGCATCGAGAAGATGCGTGATCGCGTCAAGGGCTTCGTGGACCAGTTCGGGGCGCCCTGAGCATGACCTTGGAGGATCTCATCGCCTCATTCAGAGTGGATGCGGACGACGTTCCAACGAGCGTCCGAGGGGGCGAGCGTGATCTCCTCTGGAAGGACGCCGAGCTCGCGCGATTTTTCGGAGAGGCAGAGGAAGAGGCCGCGATCCGCAAGCGCTTGCTCTTCGATGACTACACCGAGAGCATCGTTCAGATCGCCGTGGTGCCGCGTCAGAGCTCCTATCCGCTCGACCCGCGCATGTTCGAGGTCACGAAAGCCCGTTTGCTTGCTACGCCAAATGGCGCGTGGATTCGTGATCTTCATATCACCACCCGAGACGAACTCGATGCCGTCAGTCCCGGCTGGCGCGACAGGGAGGGCCAACCGTCCCACTTCATACAGGACGACACGCGCGCAGTACTCCCCGGCATAGTGAATGGCGCTTACACGCTGCGGCTCGAGGGCTATCGAACGCCCCTGTCGCCGATCACGGAAGAAAGCGATGGCAGCACAAGGCCTGAGATTGCGTCGATCCACCACCGCTTTCTAGTCCATTGGGTACTGCATCGCGCGTACAGCAAGCCCGACAGCGAAACGCTGAACCCCCAGAAGTCCGCGCTGGCTCTGGCGGCATTCGAGGATTACTTTGGCCGTCGACCCGACGCTGATTTGCGCAAGGACTGGCAAGCCAGTCAGCTCCATCACAACAAGGCGTGGTTGATTTGAAGATGCCCGGAACACGCTCGGTCCCAATCGGTGTTCTCTCAGGCGTCAACAACCGCCTGGAGCAGTCGCAGCTCGAATCCGAGCCAGCGCGCGGCGTCAAACTGCAGGCGCTGGCTGCCGGGGTGAACATCGACCTCAACGATCGCGGCGGTGTGCGCCGGCGCCGCGGGCAGACGCTGCGCGCCGCCGGCACCGCGCACTCGGTCTGGGGCGATGGCCACGACGATGGATACGCCGTCATCGGCGCCGACCTCGTGCGGCTCACGTCCAGCGGAAACGGGTTGCAGGCCGAGGTGATGCGTTCCGTTGTATCCGCCCGGCGCCCCATGTCCTTCGAGCGCTTTCCCGACGGCGCAATCTACTACGCCAACGGCGAAGTGATGGGCCGCATCCGCGATGGCGTGGACGGCCCTGTCGTCACCGAGGCGCTGGGCAGCTTGCCGGTGTTCACCGTGATCGCTGGGGGCCTGGCTGCCGGCCTCTACACCGTGGCGCTCACGGTCGTGGGCGCCGACGGCGAGTCCGCCGCCACAGCGCCGGTGCAGGTTGACGTGCCGGCCAACGGTGGCATTCGCCTCTCCAGCCTGCCGGGCGACCAGGTGCGCGTCTACATGACCGGCCCGAACGGCGAGATTCCCACGCTCGAGCTGGAGACCTCGGCCGCCAGCGTCGACGTCCTGACGCACTCGGCCTCGGGCATCCGCTGCCAGACCCTGCTGCTCGCCAGCATGCCAGCCGGTGAGATCGTGCGGCACTACAACGGCCGGCTGCTGACCGTGGTGGGCAAC